ACTATTGCAGGGAATACGGATTTCGGATCAACACACAGCAGTACAGCTATCTGCTACGCTGCCATACCGATCCGGGCGACTACAATTTCTATTTGTTCGCGTATGTTGCTTTTCAAAAAGAATGAGAAAAGTTTTCAGAAAGAATGAGAAAAGCATGTTGCAAAATTGCAACAAAAAGGCAAAAAGAAAAGGGCGTTTACAACGGGTTAAAAAGCCCATGTAAACGCCCTTTTAAAGTGTGTAAAAACGATTGTTTACGGGTGTGAATGAGGCAGCATGCAGCGCTTTCATTGCACCCTTTTGTCATGGATTCGGAGGCACGCCGCTGATGTGTACCGCAGCTTTGTTTGCGGGATCTGCCGCTTCAACGATATCCTCCAGAACGATCTCCCCAATGTCCGGGTTTTGAAGCCTTTTGATGAGGTCGCTTGCATAGTTCGAACCGCGGGAAATGACGATCCCCGTGAGCAGAGTACCCAGCCAGTGAACGGAGAAAGAAATACCCATAAGGGCAAAGATATCAGCCCCAGCGGCGAAGCAGATAAAAACTGCAATGAGGATAGCAGCCAACTGCGTTCCGAAGGTTTTGTACTGTTTGTTCTCAAGCATCGTAATGATGGTCTTAGCGTATTGGACCAGAGCCTCGACGATGATTGCAAGAGACAGGATAAGAAGAAAAGCCTGCATAAAAATGTCCTCCTTAATGAAAAAATATACACAGAAATGAAAGAACACAGCCGATGCTAGACGCCTGCAACATACGCCTTAATATCAGACAGTTTTTTGTCCGAAACATCCGCGCGCTGTGTGGCCGCGTCACGCTCTTTTGTCAGCTGCGCAACCTGCGCTTCCAGTTCGGATGTATCACCATCACCAGCCTGCGCCATACATGCCGTAATAGCATCCCCTGCGGACAGGCTCACGATTTCGCTGCGATCAGGGAGCACCACGGCATAACGCTTTGCTGTGCCAGCCTGGATGCGCACCCAGGTATAAGTGCCGTCGCTGCCCACCTCAGCCTGCACCGGGTAATATTCGCCCACTTTCAAGCGGCCACCGTTGTATCCCACATCGACAGCGGTTACATCCGCAGCCGAGAATACCTCGCACTTTTCCGAAAGTACCTTCAAAAATTTCATGTCGTCATCCTCCGTCCCGTTGATTGCTGCACCATATGTGCCCACAGCATTGGGGTGCCCGGTGTATGCCGTGGGGTCAAGCCCCGCCCCGGTGGTCGTGGCCCGCACCTCAAAATGGCAGTGTGCAAAGGGCGGGCTTGCCAGCGCCGCGTTGCCCGTGTTGCCCATCACCGCCAGCGCGTCGCCGCTTTTCACCCGCTGGCCCACGGATACCAGATTCCGCGCGTTGTGGCAGAAATACAGGTAGTTCACCGCGTCCGGCGTCTGGCCTGCGTCCAGCTCCACGCACACATACCAGCCCCATTCCCATGTTTTGTTGTCTGTGGACTTGTCCACTTTGCGGGCCGTAATGACCCTCCCGGAAATGCTTTTGCCCTTGTAATCGGGCATCAGGATGGTATCGCTGTCCAGCCCTTCCTCGTCGCTGCCGCCATGCCAGCCCTTGCCGTTGTTCCGTGTATAGCCCCATCGGCTGTACCCGTACCGCACCCGCGTGCGGCCCTTAAAAATCGCCATGCTGCCACCTCCTTCAGAGTATAAGAAAGCGCCCCAACGGGGCGCTGCGGTCATGTATCGCTTGCCAGTCGTTCTCCGAGCGTAACGGACAGCTGGCGTCCGTATACAGCCGGGGTCTTGCTGGTTTCTTTCTGCAGCTCGATTTCTTTATCCTCCCAATCGCCCACCAGCGAGAAGGCCTCAAACAGCTTGTTGCTGACGCCTTCAAGCTGCTCATCCGGTTCATTCGCGGTTTCGTTGTCGGGATAATAGATGCGGAAAGATTCAAGGTTTTCGGATATGATATCTGCCCGGATAGCGTCAAACTGTTCTGCGCCCGCCCGGAATGTGATCTGCACCGTATTGCGCCGGCGGTTGCGCATCATGCCTTCGCCCTCGTTGGGCTGCTCAATCTCATATTTGTGTCCGTTTGCCAATCTGATCAAACTCATGGTATATATTCCTCCTGAATCGGTTCACGACGGTTACACCACCGTACAGCTTTGCGCAGCTCTGCGATCTCATTATGGACATAGATTCGAGCTGTGACGGAGATGTCTTTATGACCTAAAATTTTACTAATTGAATAAATATCTGCGCCGTGCCGGCGCAGGTATGTGCCGTAAGTGTGCCGGAGTTCATGCGCGGTAAGCTCCGGCATGCCAGGGTGCGCCTGTGCAAGTCTTGCCATTTCCGCCTTGAGCCTTCGGCTCCATGTATCGGGTCTTAGGGCGATATCACCGGAAATTAGATACTTTCCCGCGTAGCGCCGCTGGAGGGCATCTATCGCCTGCAGAGCACGGTCAGAAAGGGGGCAGACGCGATAGCTTCCACACTTGGGAGACCGTTCCACTGGCTTGCCCGATACCCATGCGATACTGCGCTGCACACGATAAAGCCTGCGCCGGCGGTCAATATCCTCGGGACGCAGCCCAACCAGCTCCCCGCGGCGCATCCCTGTCTCAAGCAACAGGACAACCTCCGGCATACGGCTCAAAAACCAGCGGGAGGCGATCTCGATTTGTCTGTCATTGTAGACCTCCTTGATCTGAGGCAGAGCCATGCTTTCCAGCTTGCAGCCATCAGCGGGGTTGCTGGTGCACAGTCCATTACTGCATGCGCTGCGAAAAATTCCATTGACACACATGCGGATCTTGCCGCACATGCTGGGCGAGAGGGAGGATGCCTGCTGATAGAACCGCAGGATGTCCGCTGGCGTCACATCCACCAGAAGCATGTTTCCAAGTGCCGGAAGGATATGCCGCCGGATGGGCAGCTCGTATGTTTCATCTGGCCCACGAGCCCGCCTTCGCCCTTCTTGACGCCCTTTGTCCAGCCTTTCATGGTCATAAGGCCGATCATGTTCTCAAACAGATGGGACGGAGAACGGATATCCAGCTTCCGTTTTGCGGCATTGTAGGCAGCGGCCGCAGCGTCAGCCATGGCGCTCACGAGTCCGGACGTACCGGCGTTGATGCCGGAAATGATGCCGTTGATCATCTGCTGGCCGATGGACGGAAAATTCGATGCTTTGACCTGGTTCTCCGCAGCTGTCTTTGTGTCCTTGATGAGCTGCAGGGTGGCATCCTCCAGCGCCTGGTTCTTATCCACGCCTGCCGCGATGTCGTCCACCATATCCGAGCCGGAGTTCGTGACCTCCGGCAGCCCCAGCTCCGTCATGAGGGCTTTTGTGGCGGCTTCAGACCCATTGGCAAAAACCTCGCTCAACTCACTGAGCTGCGTATCGGAAGCCCTGACCAGCTCCGCCACGGTAGCGGCGGATTCGGGGCCGGCGTCGCGCAGCTGCTGGAGCAGGCCCTGGTCAAGCCCGCGCTCCGCAAGCGTGACCAGATTTTCGGACCATTGCTGCAGGGCTTCCTGATTGTGCCGCAGGTTGGCGATCATCTGGGAAACGCTGACCTCACTCTTCGTCTCGATCTTGTCGAACATGTTGGTGGCAGCGTCCGTGTACGACTGGAGCGCGTTGGAGCGCCGCTCCATCTCTTCCTCCTGGGCTGCGGCCACGGCCTCGGCATTGTCGATGATGCTCTGAGCGGCAGCCGTATCGGTCTGGGCGATCTGTGCCTCCACCTCGGACTTACGGGCTGCAATATTCTCTTCCTGAAGGATGTATGCCTCGCGGGTAGCATTGAGCTGTTCCATGAGCTCGTTGTACTCGCTCTGCTTGAGCGCCTTATCCGCAAGCTGAGCATCCAGCTCCGCCTGTTTTTCATCCAGTTCCTGCAGATTCTGTTTGAGGGTAGCCTCTTCCTGGTACAGCTCATTTTGACGGGTAATGAGCGCATTGCTTTCGTCTAACGCCATCTTGGCGTCAATGTACTCGTTCATCTGGTCTGTGTTGAGGTTGAGATAGTCGCCCTCTTCACTGTAGGAAAGGTTCAGTCCGTCATATTCCGCATTGAGCTGCTCTACATAGGACTTCAGCAGGGCCTTGTCGGCTGCGGATTTGTTTTCTTTTTTCGACAGCTCCGTGATCTGTGCAGCCAGTTTTTTGGATGCATCCGCTTCAGCCTTGAGGGACTTCACATTGTCCTGGTGGCTTTTGGCGCTGGAATCGGTAGACTGCTGCAGATTTTCCTGTGCGCTGGCCAGCTCCTCCACAGCTTCCGACTGCTGTTTGAACGCCTCGGTGTCCCTGGTCAGCCATTTGATGAGGGCGGCGACGCCTGTGACGAGCAGGGCCGCGGCGGCGATCACGAGTCCCACAGGGCCCAGCAGCGCCTTGATGGCCACGCTCAGCGCCGTAGTTGCGGCTGTGAGCAGGGTAGATGCAACCGTGGAGAGGGATAGCCCGGCGGACATGCCGCCGAGCGCAAAGGTCTTCGCGGTGATGATGCCGGTGCTGGCCATCTCCGCCACGATCTGTTCTTCGGTAGCACCCTTGCCCAGCTTTGCCATAGCAGCCGCCCTGGCTTCCGCCAGCGCTTTCTTATCCAGCGTAGGCACGAGCAGTTTGTTTGCTGCATCTGCTGCAATCGCTGCAGCTGCAGCAAGTTCCTGCTGGCGGGTAAACGCCTGCATGACTTTGTTGCTCCCGTAGGCCAACATGAGGCCGGCCACGGAGATGGAAAGAATGTCCACATTCTCAATGACAGGCGGAAGCACCGCTGCAATCATCTTCAAGGCTTTTTCAAACAGGCTGCCGAAGGTTTTGATGGCGTCGCGCATCGTGGGCCTGTTCAGCGCCTCCTGTGTATCATCAATAGACAGGATAATGGCCTGGACGCCGCGCGTAATCGCAGCGCCCATATTGTCAAACGTAGCGCCCCAGCTTGCGCCGGCCTCTTTGGCCGCGCCGGACAGGGACGGGAACCGGGATGTACCAGTGGTCATGGCCAGGTTCATCGTGTTGATGAAGTCCATAGCCGAGAGCTCGCCGTCGCTCATGATTTGTGTGACGTCCGAAGCGGTGACGCCGATGGCGTCCGCATACATCTCAATGGCCGGGATGCCGGCGTTCAGCAGCATCTCCATGTGCTCCATGGTGACGTTGCCTTTCGTCTGCATCTTACTGAGCGCATCTGTTACGGAGCCAAAGGCAGCGTTGGAGCCGTCGCCGTAGAATGCCACGGCGTCGCCCCAGGCCCGCACGGTCTCGGTCGATTTGGATATCTCCATACCGCGCGACGTAAAATTTTGAACGGCCCGCGCCGCATAGTCGAGACCGTAGGCCGTGCCGGACACAATCTCCGTGGTCTCCGCCAGCGCCTCATTCGTGGCGGAAACGTCGCCGGTCATAGTCGTCATAACGCGGGAGAACTGCTCCATGGTGTCGATACGGCCCATGGCCTTGTCCACCGAATTGGCGACCATCTGGAACCCTTTTTCCAGGAGTTTGAATATCCCCAGGCCGGATACAAGGTTGTTGATTTTGTTTGCCCCGGTCTGGAAGCCGTTGGCGTCCAGTTCGGTATCGAAAACCAGTGTGCCGTCGTATGCCATCCGTCAGTTCACTTCCTTCCTGCGTGCCTCTTCCATTTCGCGGTGTATTTGTTCAGAGCGCCGCCGCATCCGTTCCTTCATATCCTGCTCCATCGCCCTGGGGTTGCGCTTTTTTGCTGCGATCAGGGGTTCGAGCTTCCAATGGTCTTTTTGCTTCTGCACGGCTTTTTTCATTGCACGGTCCTTGATCTCCGAAATATCCACCGTTCGGTAATATATAATCTTGCCCATGGGCGTTGTGTCCGGCAGTGAAAACAGCAGGGCGCGGAACTCCCACCAGTGCAGGAAATCGACCGTGGCAAGGTCGATGTTGTACGTCGTGCGGAACGCCGAATAGATCAGCGCCGCATCCTTATCGAAATCATAGGCCCGCGGCGCATGCACCGTGGCCTCGCGCCTGCGTTTTTCCGCCTCCGTCTCATCGGCTCCGCCGCAGTAGAACCAGAACAGCTTTTGAACAGCGTCGTCAAAATCCGGCGGGATCTTCTCGAACAGGAGCTGAAACCCGGCGTAGACCTTGGCTGCGTCCGGCAGCTTTTCATCTGCCAGCGCCCGCTCGAACTGGATCATATTCCGAAAATCCGGATAGATGGGATACCCGCCGATCTCCTCCGGCAGGCCGCCGTCCAGCAGGATATTCATTTCTTTCCGTCCGCCTTTCTGCGTGTGGCGCGGTTCGGCATATATTTCTTGATCTGCAGGCCGACGGCATTGCCTTGCTGCACAGCCGCTTCTCCGATCTCATCACACAGCGACATCACACCGGAAAGACTGGTCTTGGGGCCGAGCAGCTTGTTGCAGGCGCCGTCCCCGAATATTCCGTCGATCCAGTCTGTGAGCAGCCTGACATATGCCGTCATCCAGTCCGTGTATGCTCTGAGCCCGTGCGGGTATGTCATATCCGCAGGCATGGGCGGCGCAGACGCTGTTTTTTGCGTCATCTCTTCACTACACCGGAGATACCGTTCCAGGTCCTCCGGGCAGGAAATGTCAAAATCAAACTCATGGCCCCGCAACTTCATCATCTGCAGTTTTCCTCACTTTCTTTTTCACCGTCCGGGGCTCCGGCATATCCGCACCGGCGTTTTCTTCCATGCTCAGCGCGGCAGCAGCGCCCCCGCTGAACATTTCAGCAGGGGCGCTGTAGCCGGAGCCCCTTGTCAAGGGGATTTGCTGTAGGTATATTCAGCAGGCGTGCCTTTGGCGGTCAGCGTGGCCTTGATTCCCGCGTTGCTGCCGGCGGCGCCGGACGGGTCTTCGTCGATGACGATGGAGATGAGGCCCTGTTCGCCCTTGCCGGTCAGCATGCAGAAATACACATATGGCTTGATCACGGTTTTCCCGGTGCCATACTTGATTTTGTGCGCCAGCAGTGCATCCTGGAACGCATCGCCCGCGTACCGGTCACCTGTGAGATTGATAGTGCGGGTGGTCCCGGTCTTGACGTTCTGCGGTCCGCTGCGGATGTATGTGACGTCGTTGGTCACGGCGCTCAGCGCGCCGGAATGCTCCGTGATGCCTTCCTGAGCGACCAGATAGTCGTCCGGGCCGGTCTCCGAGCCCTCAAGGCCGATGGCGAGTACATAGTCGTCTGCCGACACAGGCCCTTCATACTCGGGTGCAGGCGTGATGCCTGCCATGAGTTCCGAAAGTTTCATAGATTTAGTGCTCTCCCTTCTGGTAATATGTGAGGCGGCACTGGATCTGGTAGTGTGCCTCGGTTGCAGTTGCATTGTACAGGTACCCTGTGGATATGGCTTCGAGCTTCTGCGCCATGCGGCTGCCCGGCAGCTGCGGCAGGGCGCGGCGTTTTGTCTGCACGCGCATCCAGTCCTCCAGACGCTCGAAAAAACCGCTGTTCGAAATATTTGTCAGGACGTCCTCGCCGTAAAGATTGCTGCTGGCCAGCACGAACACGAACTGGCGCACGGCGCTGCCGCCGTGGTACTGTCGGACCAGGCTGTCCACAGGGGACGGGCTGATCATGTAGGTCAGCGGCCTGCGTGTGAGATAGTCCACATTCAGCCTCCGCCCCTCCAGCAGCGGGCACTGGTCCAGGTATTCCTGCAGCGCCCCAATGATGGTCTCATTCATTGTATTTCGCACCTGCTTTCTCAGCCGCGCCTTTGAGGATGTAGGTCCGGTGGTCGGCTTTCATGCGCTCGAACCAGTACGCACCACGGCGCGGGTCGTATTTGCGTGTGATATCTGTACGGTAATACTGCCAGGCGGCATAGGGCGCGATCTGCTTGATCTTACCCGAGCCGATAACAGTACCGAGCGTGGCGCTCTTAATGAGCATGGAAGTCTGGAGCGGAGTATATGAGGACATGAGGCGGAGGACCTCGGAGTCGATAAAGGCCTGTGTGCGGAGAAAACTCTGGGTGTGCCGGGCCCCGAACGCCGGGTCCCATTGCAGCCGGGCAGTGACGGCGCCGCTCCCGTTTTTGATCTGCGTAACACTTCCGCGCGGCGTGGTGATGGTCAGCAGAGCCATGTTATTCGCCCTCGATCCGCCAGTGCTGCATCTGCAGGCTGCCGCGCCGGTTGTCCCGGACGCGCAGGACCTTAAAGCTGTCCGGGAACATTTTCAGCACATCCGCAGAACTCGTGACTGCGGCGGACACAAGGCCTGGGGCGATCATGTCGCCTACATCCACGGCAATGGAGTCCCGGGTAAAGATGCGCACGGTCAGCGTATCGCTGGCGGTCTCTCCGGCCGTACCGGGCTGAGCGCCTTTTTTCGAGTACCAGCTCACACCCGGAAACTGCGTACAGCTCCAGACGTCCCGCCGCGCAGCTTCGTCCCACTCTTTGTGGAACAGGGTGCAGTCTGCGTTTTTAACGCCGTTCACGGCTGCACCCCCGTATACAGGAGATTGACGGGCCGGCACAGGTATTTGCGGCAGATGTGCAGCCGGGCGGCGTCCGCCGCGTCCTGCAGGCTTCCGTTCTCTGTGCTGCCGCGATAGGTCACGCTGTACCCGTCCACGCTCTCGCCGGCTACAGCCCCGCCTTTAGTGGCGAGGACGGCCTCATCCTGCTGCAGCATGGTATCTGCCAGCTCGCAGCAGCACAGCGCCAGCGCGTCCCGCATGGACTCCGGCGCGGCTGCGGCACGGCCCTGTGTGGCCCGATCGATCTCCAGGCTTGCCCGGGAGTTCCAGCGCTCGAACTCCTGGGCGGTCATACTGCCATGCCACGTCCGGTTGTAGAAATCCCAGTTCGCATAGACCATACCGGCCGCCTCCCTCCGTTATTCCTCGCCCGGCGCCGGTGCGTCGGCGTGTTCTTTGGCGATATGGTCTGCCAGGCCCTTTTCCGTTTTGTACTCCCTGCCGCAGTGCGGGCAAGTATATACTGCCGCAGCGGGCGCCACGGCCGCAGGGGCCGGGGCTGCGTATGTTTTACCGATCAATTTGCCCATGATGTTCTCCTTTCTCAGACGCCGGCGGCCTTATGATGGCAGAACACACCGGCGAGCTTATTTGCGTAGATGTCCGCGATGCCGACGTTGCGATACCCGTACTTCCAGGCGTCCGCAGTCTGGTTCTGCTCTGGGGAAACGATCTTCGGAGCCACATGCTTCTGGAACTGGATGAGCGCCGGAGTATGGAGGATCATGAAGTTGATCTCCGCGCCAGTCACAGCCTTGACATAGTCGCCGGCGGCGGGTTTGTATGCAGGATCGGCAACGGGCGTGACATCGGCTGCCTTGATCTGTGCGCCGGACACACTGCCGGAATCCAGGATGACCTCCAGCGCACCAGTATCGCCCTGCGCGCACTTGACGTAGTGCTTGCCGTACTTCCGGAAGCCGCCGGCCTTTTCGCCGTCTTTACCGCTCAGCTGCTCGATGGCGGTGTAGAATCGGCGCTGGGGCACAGGCTTGACGGACGCAAAGCTCTCCAGAACTTCTCTGGATTTGTAGCTGTCCATGTCTTTGATGGCGCGCAGCAGCGTGGAGGTGATGCGCAGATGGCGCTGGTCGGACGGCACTTCATTTTCGTCCATCTCGGTCACGGCGGCGCTGATGGCCGCGATCACGTCCGCGCCGCTTGCCAGCGTACCCTCCGCGGAGCCGATGCCGGGCTTGCCCGCATAGCAGGCGAAACGGAAGGCGTCCAGCTCCGGCACGACCTTTGTGCGGATGAACTCCGCGGCCAGGCGGCCGAAGGCGAGGCCCGCGGTCTCGGCGTTGTCCATGGTGTCCACGGTGAACATACGGCCGCGGTCGAAATTGCACTGCACGGTCCGGTTCTCCATCTTGACGTCGCCGTCCACGTATCCGCCTCCGCGGGCGTAATCGGCCAGGCCGTCCATTTCCAGCATGGGGACGATGAGTTCGTTGGCGTTGGCGCCCTGGCGCGCGAGCTCCGGCGCGCCGTCCAGGTCGGACGTACAGGACGCCAGCTTGTACACTTCGTCCAGCATAGGGACGTAGGATTTTGCGAGTTCAATCAGATTTGCCATTGTTTTTTCCTCTCTTTCTCAACGTTATTTCTTCTCTGCGGGCAGGCCCATGGCCGCGCGCATGGCAGCGTCGTCCGCCGCAACGGAAGCGGAGCCTGTGCCGCCGGCATAGGGAGGAGGCGGCGGCGTCTGGTCCTCGAATGCGTAGGCGCTGTTCTTCAGCAGATCGTCAAACAGGGCCTTGCCGTCTGCGTCCCGGTTCTGGCTCTTGCGCAAAGCGTCCATACGCTCCGTGCCCGCCAGCGTGCGGATCACCGCGCCGTCACGGCCGTGGTTCTGTGCCACCAGGCCGTCAAACCAGGTATCGAATTTGTACGCATCCAACTGCGCAGCGGCGTCTTTTTCCGCCTGCTCGGCCTTGGCCTTGTATTCCGCTGCCTCCTTGCGTACGGCCTCGATATCCTTGTCTTCGGCCTGCAGGCCCTCGATGGTCTTGTTGGCCTCCGCCAGCTGGGCCTTCGCGTTCTTCAGCTCCGTGGACTTGGCCTCGAAATCAGCCTTCGCCGTGAAGCGTTTGCCGATCTCTGCGGCGACGGTCTTGTCGATGTCCTCAGTGTAGGCGTCCCCGAGGAGGGTTTTCAGCCAGTCAAACGTCATTTTTGTCTGCTCCTTTCGGATGATGGATGGATGTTCGGTCAGCCGCTGTCCTTTTTATCCGGCCAGTCCCGGTACTGCGGCGCCCGTTTTGTTGTCCGCCGGGCCGGCGGTATATGCATTTAAAAATGCCCTTAAAACACCGGTTACTGGTGCTTTAAAGGGCATTGTAAAAGGGACCCACGAGTGGGTCCCTTTATACCTTATTTAATAGAAGCTATTTCTTCAGCCGCTCGATGTTGGCTTTCACGTATTTGTAGTTGATATCACCGGAGGCTACCAATTCAAACTCTGGACACTCGTGATATTCCTCGTATCGGATCGAGCCGGGGATTCCTTTTGGATATCTTTTGCAGACATCTTTTTCCCATTGCCACGATTTGCAGCCATTGCACATAGGGACGGAAGCAACCCCCCAACAGTCAGGATATGCCATAGAAGGGCTGATATCTTCTTCGCGGATCACGGTTTCATCACCTCAGCCTTAATATATACCCTATCACTGGATGTGTCAACAGAAAGGATCCTGTACTTCAGTCCGCGCGCGAACAGGACCTCATCCTGCAGCTTGTACTGCGGGTGAGCAAGGTCCCGTATGTACAAAGCGCCCTGATATCCGGCGGGCACGTGCAGCTCGATCACCGTATCGCGGCCCGGCAGTCCGAGCTGACGGAAGCTGGTCGAAGAAAATATGGAGTTCGTGATTATCCTGCCTTTGTATTTCCCAACGCTGTCCCGCGTCAGATGTGTCCCGTCTTCCAGCTCCAAAAAGCTCAGCGACGTCTCACGGTACAGCGTGACGTGGTCCGGAATGACACCTTTATTTAAGGCGCTGTCCAGTATGGAGATTTTCTCCTGTGTTGCGGCATTGACGCGCCCGTGCCGGATTGCGTTATTGATGGCCGTGGCATCGAACCCTGTGTACTGCGTGAGTTGCGCGCGCTCTTCGTCTGTGAGCGCAGCAAGCTGGGTGCGCATGGCGTCTTTAGACTTTAGCGTAGAAGTCCCCATTCCCAGCTTTCTGGCCGCCCATGCGGCCTTGCTGGCCTCGCTGCGTCCGAAGGATGCCACCATGGTCCGCCAGTTCTCCGGCTCCTGCCCAGTCTCACGGCAAAACCGCTCATATTCCCGCCGTTGGTTCTGCAGCCGGATCTGCCGCTCCTTCAGAAGCCCGGCGTCGCCTTCCGCCGCGAGGATATCATATTTCGTCTGGCTGATCAGGCTCTCCAGCTGGCGCTTGCGGTCCCTGGCCTCGCTCAGTGTATAGTGCTGCCCATTGTACCAGACGCCTTTTTCGTTGTCGTCCAGATACTTCTGCAGCTGCTCATCGCTGTATGCGCGCGGGCTGACGCCCAGCCGGATGGGATACACAAGATGCCGACAATTCCACCACCCGAATTTTCGGGCAAGGCTGTTGTTGATCCGGTCATATTCTTCTTTCGAATATTGGCGGCCCTGATAGAGCGCATGGTCAGGCGCCGGGGCAGGATGCGCGCTGATCTCCCAGCCGTCTGCGCCAATGGCGTCGTAGTTCATCTGATTCACAGCGTTGAACATTTCGCCCATGCGGTTCGTGATGTAGCTGCGCACCGCATATTCAAGGCGGTAGCTCCGCCCGTCTTTGCCGGGAATGACGCGCAGGCCCCGTTCCAGCAGCTTTTTTGTAGCCTCCCGGACCGCGGTCTGAAAGTCATATGTGCCCGTGGCGGTCTGCATCCACGCAAAATCCATGATCTTGCCATAGGCTTCTTTCACCGTGTACAGCTTGCCGTCTGGCCCAGGCGCCCACAGCCCCTCATAGTCCGCGGCAGATGCTTTTTTCGATACCGTGCCGTAGGCTTCCACCAGCTGGCGCAGCTCCGCATTTTCCTCGAACAGGACCGTTTCGTCCTTCAGCTCCTCGAACAGCATGTCGATGGCGGCGTCCGAAATCTTCAGCTGCTCCGCAATCGCCGCCTTGATGGCCTTTTCAGCGAGGCCGAGCTGCTCGGCCCGGTAGATCTGGTATTCCGCCGTGGACGTGATGCCGCCGGCGCCGCGCACGCGCCGCACGATATCACGCAGCAGCGTCTCCCAAATCGGCTCCGCGATCGCGGCGGCTCTCTTGCGCAGCTCCTCAAGTTTTTCATCGTCATACATTTAGCGCAGCCTTTCCACTTCGTTCAACGGTTCGGCGTTGGCATCCGGCATGTACTTCTCACGGATTGCCTTCCAGTCCTCCTCCGTCTCACAGGGCATGTCATACCGGTGGCCCAGCGCGATCTCCGGCCGCAGATAGCCCAGGCGTACCAGCTCGCACTCCTGCTGCCATTCTTTGTCCGGGTCGTACAAAACACCGTTGCCCCAGGTGATGGCCAGCTGCTCCGTTACGTCCCAGGCGCTCTGGTCGCAGTACCGGTACATCTGGCCAAGGGAATCGCAGATGCGCAGATAGTCCCGCACGCCGTCGAACCACACACTCTGCAGGTCCTGCAGGCTGAGGTTGTAGTCACCGGCCGTGCTGGCGATCTCGAACGCTGTTTTCTCCACCTCCTGGGCGTCGCTCAGCAGGCCGCGCTTGAGGCCGATCAGATTCTCGACGGTCCGCAGATATTCCTGCGTCCGGGCTTCGTAGGCCTCCTGCCGCAAAGCCGGGCTGAACACCGTAAGCCCGGCGCGCTGCTGGTCGTTGGTGAATGCCGGTCCGATGTTCTCGAACACGCTGTCCTCAAGCCGCCGCTCACCGTCCGGGCCGCTGCGCAGCATCTCGCCCGGCGCCACGATCCGGTGGCGCCCCAGTTCGAACTCCCTGCCGTGCAGGTATTCCATGCGGTCTATGTTCTGAATGACCTGCATGGCCGGCTCGTAAATGCTCACGGCGTCCGCGCTGCCATCCACACAGTTCACCAGCGGCACGCGCAGCACCGCGAGCCCCAGCCCGCCCACAGGGCGGGGATAGGTATATCGGTCCGGCAGCACTTCGTACTGTGCCAGACGCGTAAGCGAAACGCGGATTCCGAGCGAATGGCGGTCGGACGACTCAAACAGCTTGTTCTCAATTGTGAGATAGCCTGCCGCGTCCACGGTACGCTTTTCCAGCAGCGTGTAATATTTCCCGCCGCTGGCCGTTTCCTCCGCCGTGCCAATGCTCGTGATATGGCCATCGCCGTCCCGGGCCAGGATGACCGCCCTGTTCCGCCGGATGGGCTGAGGGCGGAACACGGTTTTCCCGTCCGGCCCGGTCCTGGGCACCGGCTTGACATACACTTCGCCGCCCACCAGCATCCACTGCATGATATCGCTTTTTGCCAGGTCCAGCAAAGACAGGTTGGCGTCCATCCATGCGCCCTTGGACGTTTTCTCTTTGTCCAGGATATCCGATTTGTACTCAGCGAAAACGCCCTTGTCCAGCTTATGCACGATGGTATATGCAAGGCGTGTGCACGGGTCTTTTTTATCTCCGGCTTCCTGACGAAAATATGTTCCGAACCACTCTTTGATGGCCGCACGCATGGCGGACGTGGTGACGTCCGGAGAACCGAAGCCCTGCGCCGTACTTATGACGCTATTGTCCGTCAGCGCCTTCAGCGCTCCGATCAGCATATGCACCGCCTCCCTCTACATTGATCTCAACATGCATACCGTGCCGGAGGGCATGCTCCAAACCGTCCGTATACGCACGCAGCGTCCGGTATTCCCGCCGCAGCTCCTCGGCCTGGCTGCGCAGCCGCCTGTTTTCTTCCAGGATCGTCTGCACGGCCCAGCTGGGCAGATACCTGCCCACGAGCCAGTCACGCAGCCGCCCCATCACGCACCCCTCCGTGTCCAGATGCGGTTGGTGCCATACCGCACGCCGTCGATGTGGTGGTTGTCCGCGTCCACGTATCCGGGTATGACCTCGCCATCCTTCGCCACCGCGTATTCGTATTCGCTGAACTCTTTTGCCGTATCCGGGCAGCGCACAGGGTCGATGACGATAGCGGAAAGTCCCTGCAGCCACTTCATGGACTGATTCACGCTGCCGGGTCCTTTATTGGCTTCAAAGCACCGGATGCCGCAGTCGCGGTAGTCCGCACAGCTCTTTTTCTCCGCAGAATCGGCGATAACGTCCTCACCTTCGGGGATACGGGACAGGACCAGGCGCGCGGTCTCAAAGTTGTTGAGCTTGCGCCGGGTGAGTTCGTCGAAGATGTACAGCGTGCGCCGGGCGGCGTCGTAGGACATGCGATTGAATGCCCACGGGTCCGGGTACCAGCCCCAGTCCACGCCCGAGGTAATTTCTCCGAAAGAGTTGATCTGTGCCTTCGTGATGGGCTCCAGCCGGATGTTGTCGAAAACCTGCGTACCGTTGCCAACGGCCTCGCCAAGATACTCATGCCGGTAAGAGGTGGGCTTCGTTTCCTTCAAAAATTCCGCGTCATCGAAAAATCTTTGGCCCAGCCAGTCCCGTGGTGTGGTAAGATATGTACTGTGGTGTACGATCTTGCCCGGCTCCGTTTCCCGCGCATACCGGTTTGCCCAGTTGCGCGCCGCGGCCGGAGGGTTGAACGACAGGAACGTCATGGCGAACTCGCCGCCGCGCAGCGTGGACTGCTTGACGTTACGGATCTCCGCCTCACCGGAAAACTGGTCGGCCTCCTCAAACCAGTCGATGCCGATGTATCCAAACGGCAGCTTGATGGATTTGAGCTTTTCCGGCTTGTCCAGGCCGAAGAAAAGGATCTTCTGGCCTGTGGGGAGATATGTGATCTCCATGGGGGATACTGTGCATCGGAACATGTCCTGCAGCCCCAGCGCGCCGATGGCCCACTGCATCTGCGCGTACACACTATTTCGCAGTGTATTGGCGATCTTGCGCAGCACCACCGCGTGGCACTGCGGATGTTGCAGCAGGAGAATGACGACGGAGATGCCAACAAAAGAGGATTTGGTGGACCCGCGCCCACCCTTGCACACCACCGTATGCGGGTGCTCGTGCAGGATCTGCCACAACAAATCTCTGAATGCAGGGGATATTCTTTCATTTACGAGGAGCTTCGACAATGATCTGCACCCCCTCGCCGGCCGTCTGATCCTCTTTTTGCAGGTCCTTGTATAGCCGAATCGCTTCGACGTCGCCAGCCATGCATTTCTTTATCAGGGCGTCATTGATTTCTGCGCCGACGCCTGCGCTGTATTTATCCATCAGTGCGCGGATCAGTGTCAGGTAATCCCGCTTGCTCGTTTTTGGGTACGCTTCCAGCAGCATCTTTAAATCCTTAAAAATGTTGTACTGGCTTTCCGTTTTTGCTGCCTCGACAGCTCTTAAAAGGGCGTCTACACTGCTCTGTTGAGTACGTTTCATTCCACGCATCTCCTTCCTGGTTCCTGTACGGCCCCAAATTTCGCCTGTAACGCAAAAAAGCCCCCAAGTGTCCACATGGACGGCCCGGAGCTTTTGAACGATTTTAAATGGCATACAGGGGAATTTAAACGGTATTCCGCGGCACGGCGGGCAAGAGGGGTGTATTTTCACCGGGCATGCTTCGCCATCCGGCCGTTTCCGCCCGGTTTTTCCCCTCTATACCCACCACGGCCACGTGCGGGGGACGAATCACCCCGCTGCTTTCATGGTTTTCTTGTTCTGTTTAAATGCCGGCTTTAAATTTTTTGTAACCAGTCATTTAAATATCCTGCCGCCAAAGTTTTCAACGAGTTTTAACGCCCGTTTCAACTTTTCAACAACAGCTTATGGCTTCAGCCTCATATCTCCGCTGCGCACCACGCAGCGGGGGAACGGGCATAGCTTGCGGTCACCCTGGCCGGACGCCCATACGCACCGCCGGCACAGCTCTGGAGGATATTCCGGGCCGTAGCCCGCGAGCCTGTGTACGGCATCACGCCGCAAGTCCTTTTTGCGATTCACTGCGCATCACCGTCCGCAGGCCGGATACCGAACCGAACCAGATGCCGTTCGTCTCCGGTATCCACCAGTACGCGCGCCCGGCGCGCATGACGGTCGATCTTCACGATCTGAGCCTCACGTCCCGTCAGTGGGCCATCTATGACCCGCGGCGTACCGTAGGCGTCGAACTCTACGACGCTTGGCATGAGAGCGGAAGGGGGGCCGCATAGGCCCCACAGTGCCGCCTCATCCTGCGGTAGCGGCGTGGGATGTTCTTCAAACAGCCCCAGCAGCCGGATGGCTCCCGGCGCATCCTTGATTGCGCGGTACAGCCGGGGTTCAAAATCCATCCCAACGAATACATAGCCAGGCAGGAGCGTGTACTCTTGTTCGATCCATTGGCCCCGCCTGTGGATCGGCCGGAGTTCCGTCGGCACCCTGGCGTCAAGCCCAGCACGTTCAAGCGCCGCCCTGGCGTCCTGTTCCCGACCCGTGAGAGCCTGCAGCACATACCATTCCATGCTACAGCCCCTCTTTCCGTTTCTTGTCGAGAAACTGGACGACTTGTCTGTACAGCTCCGGCTTTTCGTCCGCCAGTGCGGAGAACACGGACGCCTGTACTTCATCCAGTGCGGCAGACACCACATCCTTATTCTGGATATCCACACGCTGCTTGTACGCCATAGCGCGTGTCAGGCCGCTGATCTCTTTCAAAAGTTTATCGGCCCGCATCTCATTCCAGTCCTTGTCGGATTTGGATACAAGGGCCGCCATCATTTTGTGGCTGGCGATGCGGGTGAGGATCTCCGCGCTGTCCTGTTCCGGATATTTTTCCAGTTCCTTGCGCAGTGCCTCAAAATTTTCCTGAGCAATGGTCAGATCCCGATATGTTTCGCTCAGGCGCTTGCCGTACCGGCTGATAGTGCTGGTGCTGACGTCTACTCCGGCCTGCTCCTCAATATATGCCTGGATCTCCGGCAGCCGCACCGTACACGTCAGGATCATATTGTCCACGGCGTTTCTGACTTCCGGCGGCAGGGATGCGATCTTGCCGTAGCTCCGTTTTCCATTTAACTGCATCCCGGCGCCTCCTTTACGGCTTTACCAACGGGTCCTTGATGTGCCCGCCGATCAGCTGCGTCCCCTTGGGCAGCAGCTTACACTCCAGATCCTCCAGAGGCAGGTCCGATATATGCGCCGGCGTGTGATCTTTCACGGTCCGCACCGCAATATATCCGCTCTCCTGCAGATAGTCGAGCGCCGCGCGAAGCTCTGCCCTTGGAATCTGCTCTTCATCGGAGAGGATCGGGCCGGCATTGCGCAGCCTGTAGTAAGTGCCCCTGTACAGATTCACCATCCGCAGGAATACTTCTGCGGCGTAGCTCATGCTCGTGAGTTCTGTACGGGACTGCAGATCGTTTTCCAACATCTCAGTCTCTCCTCTCCATTAAAAATTTTGTCAGCGCGTCCATCTTATTTTCCAGACGCAGCATGTTATGTTCAAAGACGTCCTTGCGCAGGCAGGTCTCCTTGACCTCCTTGATGTCCTCGCTGAGGGTCTGAATCTCTGTACGCATTTCAGAACGTACCTCCTTCATCTCTCTGCGCACGGCGTCGATGTCCGTTTTGTGGTCTTTTCGTGTGGTATAGTTCTCGCGGACTTCCTTGATGTCGGACGAATGTTCGTCCAGGCTCTTGAAAATGGACCGGCTTACCAATGCACCGATACACCCCAGCAGCGCTGTCAGGATGATCGTGATGAGCCACCAGGTGCCTGTATCAAAAGTCATTGCCGTTCCTCCTTGCCGAGGGAAAAAGAAAAAGGCATGATCCCCTCGTTGCTACGAGTAAATCATACCTTATCTTTACGGCAGCCATCCACCACAAAAATGCAGCAAAAAATTGCAATGGTCATTCAATTTCAGGAGCGTCGAACAGAGATACCTGGCCGTCTATGGGGGCTTGCCGCAGCTCCCGGATTTTGTCCCGGATGATCGTGCGGACCATACTTTCTCCCAGGTCCCATTTTTTACAAAGCTCATACACGTTATATCCGTTGTATTCTTCCCGGATCAGCCTATCTCGGATCGGGATGAGCAGAGTATCTGCCTGCGGGATGTATACCCGCCCGGTGCCGCCGTACACATCCACCAGCCGACGGAAGGCATCCATACCGATGGTCTCAGCAAGTTCATGCGTCTCGCCCTTCAGGTCATCCAACTGCAGATGGTTCAGCAGTTCATTCCTCATTTGAAGCCGCCTCCTGTTCACGGTGGTACCGAGCGCTGTGCAGATACTCCAGTTCCTTGCGCTGTGTCAGGCTTTTGAGCCCTTCGATCAGTACGCCGCCCTGCTCGAAAGTTAGAAACCGAAACGGTTGAGCAGGAAAACTCGTTACCTTGAACTGTTTGGTGATCAGGCCGCACAGACGGTCACGCAGCTGCACGCCCTCCGGTGCCGGGTCGAACTTTTCAAGTTGAAACATGAGGTACCACACTTTTTTCTGCTGCGCTGCGCTGACGCCGCCCGGTGTTTCATCATATTTCCGCGCCCGTTTTTTCTTTGGAGCGGCTGGTGCGCTGCGTCGGCGTAGTTCCGTGAGGACCTCCAGTGCCTCGGAATGTGTCAGATCCTTGACGGAAGCTTTGCCTGTCAGCCCCTGCACCAGCTCGTGCAGCGCGTCCTCATGGCTGCTCCGGTCCACCATGCCCAGCTTTGCCGCGATGGCATATATATTTTTGACTTGCCCTTTGTCAATATCCAGAGCGCCCATGGCCGCTCCTCCTTCCTTACTGCACTTCCGGTTGTTCGCCGCTGATGTCGTAGTAAAATTCGTCCCGCGTGCGGATATATGCCCCGATGCTTTCCAGCAGCGCGGGCGGCTCCTTTTTCAGCGCCTCCCTGTCCAGTGTCTCCGTGGTTTTCACCAGCTCCTTACGGCCCAGGGCCTTCAGCGCAGCGATAGCTTCGGTAACTTTTGCAGGCGCCAGCATCAGCTTGCTGGAGGCACGGTATCCCACCTTGCCGAATACCAGCGTCCGGCTTTTTCCGTCCAGCTCTGCACGGTGCGCATCGACATATTCCTTGACGTCACCCTCCAGCCGCTTGATGCGGTTTTGCAGCGGCTGTGCGTTCTTATTGTAGTCGTCCTTCAGGCCGTCGATCCGGCGGTCCAACTCCACGCCCAGCTCTGTAAGCGCGTACTGGCACTCCTTCAGATCGCGCAGCGCCGCATCTACTGCCGTCCAATCCCGCAGCACCGGCTCGCTGTCCACTTTCTTTCTTGCCACTATGTACACATCCTTTCTCAAAATTCCGCCCTCTGCATCTTTCCGGGCTTGGGACCGGCCCCGGCCCAATCGGGCAGGGGGCTGCATTACGGCCGGGGCACAGCCCCGGCGGGAGTCTTACCATCTGTTGCCATCAACTGGAGTGAAACGGTTCTGATCCAGCCAGTAGTGAGGACATTTGCGAAGTCCCCATATGTATGACAGCCAGTTTTCTTTCACATTGGCGTTGCTGCATCCAAGACCTCTGCCATACAGACAGGTTGAACAATTCTCTGGTATCTTTTTGATTTCATATATCTCTTTCATAGTCTCTCCTTTATCGTGCCGCGCTGCCGCATGCCCAGCAGCGCGGCACGGATGCGCGCATCATTCTTTTCGATGCACCAGCCGTCCTCGCACAGAACTTTTACTTCGCCCGTGGCATATTCTTCAGCAACTTCCCGGAGCGCTGCACGCAGGTGCTCCGCCTCCGTGGCAGAAAAATCCAGCTCATCCACCGTGAGCTCTACTGTATACCGGTATCTCATTGCGTCCTCCTTGTTCTACATCATGTAACACTTTTCTCACGCCTTCATGAGCCTGCTCCATTTCTTATCCAGCACCTGCGCTTCCTCAAGGATGGCAGACGCATGGTCAAGCACGTCCGCCGGGACGTCCAGGATGGGCTTGCCTTCATATGGCGTCAGCAGCTCCACATACTGCCGCCGCAGCCGTGCGGATTTCTCATGTAGACGCCTTGCTTCATCCAGTCTCTTTCGAGTCCGCTCAAATTCCAGATCATTCAGGGCCCGTTCGATTTCAAGGTCATGCCGGAACATGCTGTGCGTACACATCCAGTCGATGAGCCACAGCAGTTCCGCCTTAGTACAATCTTTCAACGTCATCAGGAATCCTCCTCCACCGTGTATACTTGGCAGAACCAGCGGGGCAGGCCCTCATACACAGCTTTGTCCTTTGCCCGGCAAAAACAGATGCTCCCATCCCGGCCGTAAACGATATGGGAATGTGCGCAGTATGTGCATCTTCGGTTCCGGCGCAGACTGCGCCATTGCTGTACCGTCATTTTTTCTTCACTTCCTTGTTGATTTTTTGTCGGTTTTTGTTGATTTTCCGCCCCGCCTATGGTATCTTAAAAGCTGTGAAGCGCTCCGCTTCATATTCTCCACATCCTCGCCCCGTCCGGTCCGTATCTCCGGACGGGGCGGTCCTTTTTCTACAGCCCGAGGTCGACAGCGCGCATTATTTATCGTATACTAAAAGAAAAAGAAAAGAGGGGATATTCCATGACAGTTGACGAACTCAGCGCCATGATTGAGGAATGCGCAGGCGAAAGCGTACTCCATGAAGCGTATGCCGTCGACCCGGAACAGACACGCACCACGCTTGAGAAGCTCGTGGACGACTGGAATGCCGGGAAGGACTTTGACCCGGCTGTTTACGACCTTCTTATGGGACGTGTTGTGGAGCGGGATGGTGATTCGACGATGCAAACAGGTTGGCTCAAACAACAGGCCGTATCCGATCTTCAAGCTCTTGTCATCCGTCAGTGGATCTCCGGACTGCAACGCGGTGCGGTCGTGGTGCTCTACAAAGCACTGGCCGACCTCGGCAACGGTGTATGTATTTCTAAAAAGGGGTTCCGGTTGATGCCGCTGGATATTGTCGAAATGTGGAACAGTTTGCATCCCGATGAATCGCCTATCCGGATATTTTACCCGTGAAGAGCCTTGGCCCCGCATACGCGGGGCCTTTTCCAACACTCACAGCCCGAGGTTGAGTGCCTGAATCATCACGCAGTCGTTACAGTGATTTTCCTCCAGTTCTTCAGAGCTCCGGCACTCAAGCGGCCAGCGGCAATAGCTGTCGCAGACGGTCTCCATCAGCTCCATGACTTTCTGCTCCCAGCAGTGCGCGTGCATCACGCGTGCGGATATTACGGGGTTGCCGCAAAACTTACAGTTTGGCATTTTTCTCTCGTTCCTTTCTTCGCATCTGATAGGCCCACGTAGCCATAGTCCGTACATTGACGCTCATATCCTCAGCCACCCGCCGGAAAGATTCTCCGGAGCGCAGGCGCTCCATTGCCTCTGCCTTGAACTCCGGCGCATAGATGCGTCTCGGCTGGCCCTTCCGGCTCGGTTTTGGGCGGGCGGACTTGGAAAGCGGCCCCAGTATGTCCAGAATTTCCTCCCGGCTCACAAGATACAGCTGCGTCAGGATTTTCACCTGCTGGCGCGGGTCGATCGCGTTTCTGTATGACGCCCGGATCTCAGATTTTTCCTGTTCACTCAGCATCCTGACTTTCTCCTTTGATGCGCCCGGACCCGGGGACGTAGTGCCGGTTCTGGTGGTAGTTTTCCACTTTCCGCAGCTCGCCCACAAACCGGGACAACTGCTTTACCGCCTGCATGCCGGCTGTGGTGCCGCAATACCCTGCAACGGGCTCGAGCTCCTCCACAACGTCCTTGTACTTACGCCGGAGCCTGCGGCAGTCACGCAGCTCTGTAGCCAGCTTCGCACGCTCATCCCGCGTAAGATTTTCGATTTCCAGCTTATGCAGCAGATCCTGCTGCAGGGCGTCCTGCTCTCTCATCAGCTCAAGATTCGCATCGTATACCTTGGGAGCGTCGTTCAGCAACTTCGCAGCGCGGGCCAGAATTTCCGACGCCTTTTCTTCGTCCTTTTCCGTTGTTTCCACCTCCGTTTCCGTCCTCTGCATTTTTCCGGGCTTGGAACCGGCGCGCCCATCGGCGCGGCTGCATTACGGCGGGGCCAGATGGCCCCGGCTATTTTTTCTGTTCTTCACGCCAGGCAAGGAACTCATCGCGGTGATCCCGGTATTCAAATAGAATCATTATGC